TAACCACTGCTGACTTCTTCCGATTGATGCAAATTTTGAGTCAGAAGCACTTCGCCCATCAAGCTGAGGTTGTGTCTATTGCCAATACGTTATCGACTAAAATCGATGTGTTGAAATGTGGATGCATCAACAAGTGTGTTTGCCATGGTAGACCAGCTGAACTCTTGCCGGACACGTCACGTCGGAGTTGTGTCACTAACACCCGTCTGAATGATGAATGGGAGAAAAGGCGAGAAGCCATTAATAGTGTGCCTGATCCATGGGAACAACAAGCTGGCACAACTCCTGTTGCTGCGCCGCCAAGTGATGTAGTCGAAACGTTGGATGAGATCACCAGAATACAGACATCATTTATATGGTGGATGGATCGTTTCCGTGGTGGTTTTGAAGACAAGCTGCTTGAAGCCAAGATGACTGCGTATCTGAGTTGTTGTGATGTGTTGTATTGGCCTCTTGTTTTCGGATGGAAGATGTTTTGCGCATTTCAATCGTTGTGGATCCTATGGATGTGGTTCAGAGGGATATCGTTTGGCGGTTTCTTCCTTTTCCTGTTGGGCTGGTGTGCTGTTGTTGCACTTGCAGGCATTCTAATGATATGGACTCGTTTTCGTTATGAGTACAGATTAAGATATGTCACGCGAGCAGCAAATTTTGTGAGAGCCACTTTGTCTATGGAGAAACGCTATGCAATTTCTTGTCTTATTGGAATAGGGACTGTCGTCACATTGCTCTATACGTGTTTGAGGCAACGCAAGGAATTGTGTGCCCAGGGCGGAGTGACATCGCATGACATTGCTCTTACTGATGCCAAAAAACCCACCATTGATGCTGTGAAAGCTGAACAGTGGGAAAAGTTGCGTATGTCCTTGCCCGCACCGGAAGATGTTAAAACCAGAACGGCTCTGCAAACTATCGCCCAAACTTCGAAGAACACTGTGTTCATTGAAGCTACACGTGACGATGGTACCACTTTCACTATGAATGCTTTTGAAGTGCAGTCTGGAATCCTCATGATCAGTCACCATATTTTTAAAGGTGAGAGGATACGTGCTAGAGCATATAAAAATGGTGCAGTCCCTGGTACGTCCTATGAAGTGATACTGGAAAACCCGCAACGACTTGGTTTGACTGATTTGTGTCTGGTGTTGGCTCCACATATGGGCGATGTAAAGGATATGTCTCATTATCTTCCACCATCAATGTTCTATGGTGAATGCGCAGTCGTTTTGCGCAAACACAAAAATGGAAATGTTGATAGTGATAAGATCAGACTAGTCCCAACTGTTGCTAAAGTGGATAAAGTGATTCCGTATGATGCGTACCAGTACACTTCAGTCAAACCCACTAGTGTTGGTGATTGCATGGCTCCGATAGTGGCAATGGATGTGAGAGGCAATCACTTCATTGTTGGCTTCCATTCAGCTGGGCGAGGTGGTACGCATGAGGCCATAGCCTGTGTTGTAACCAAACCATTGTTTGACGAGGCGTTGGCAGAGCTGTCTAAGAGTCGCTTGTACGTCAAGCTGGCTGAATCTGGTGTGGAACCTCAAAGTATGTTCGGCATTAACTTCAAGACAAATGAGGAGCTGCATCCCAAGAGTCCCATCCTGACACTTGACGAAGAATCCACTTTTGGATACATGGGTACTATCACTGGAGGAGCGACATATAGGTCGAACATTCACAAGACTATCATTTCTGATACGGTTAAGCGAGTGTGTGGTGTGGAATGCAAGTTTGGTCAACCACGGTTCAAGACAGAAGTGGGTGCAGAGACTTTCTGGGCAGCGTCATTGAAATATATGGCTAAACCAGCATCTCCAGTGCCTGCTATAGATTTGGAATATGCTTGTAATGACTATTACCGAACTATTGGTGATGTGCTTGAAGTAAGTCCAGATCTATGTCGTGAGTTGACTCCTTTGTCAGATGTTCAGGTTGTGAGTGGTATTGATAACAAGCGGTTCATAGAATCCATGAATTTGTCAACTTCCATGGGTTTTCCACTTGGAGGACCAAAACGCCCACACATTGTTGAGTTGGAACCAACTCCTGACCAAGCCTGCCCCAAAGTGTTCAACAATTCCATTATGCAAGAATATTATTCACATGAGGCAAAATGGAGAAGAGGAGAGCGCACATATGAGCCTTTCAAAGCAGTACCGAAAGATGAAGCAACCCCCCTAGACAAGGAGAAAGTGCGGCTATTTCAGTCAGCCAATATTGTTCTCCAGTTGGGTCTTCGCAAGTATTTCTTGCCTATCTGTCGGGTCCTGTCTTTGTGCCCTCAAGTTTCAGAATGTGCCGTTGGACTCAACCCTATGTCGGATGAGTGGGACACTATGATGAAACACATTTCCAAGTTTGGTAGTGATCGCATTGTGGCAGGAGATTTCAGCAAATACGATCTGAGGATGAGTTCACAACTGAATATTGCTTCCTTCCGCCTCTACATCGATATTGCTCGTGATTTTGGTACCTACTCAAAGGATGATCTGGCAATTATGGAGTCGCTCGCAACAGAAGTGTGTTATCCAGTGATCGCTTTGAATGGCGATATGGTCAAACTAGTTGGTTCCACACCTTCCGGACACAATTTGACTGTGTACACCAATGGCACTAACAATAGTTTGTTGAAACGTTGTGCTTTCAGATCGATCTTGGATTTGAAGCAACATGATGAGCGTAGATTCTGTGACGAGGTCGCCATGCAGACATATGGTGATGATGATCAAGGATCTGTCTCTGACCGCATCCCTGAGTTCAACCATACTAGCATTTCCAAATATTTGGGAGAGCACGGTTACGTCTATACAATGCCAGACAAGACGTCAGATTCCCGTCCCTATATGCGTGCTGAAGAGTGTGATTTTCTAAAGCGGAAAAGCGTCTACCACCCAGAACTCGATGTGAAACTTGGAGCCTTGAGTGAGGATTCTATCTTCAAGTCATTGCATTGTGTTGGTAAGAGCGAGTTGACCCCGGAAACGCAAGCGGTCACAAACATTGATGGAGCAATGCGAGAATGGTTCTTGCATGGAAGAGACGTCTATGAAAAGAGACGTGCGCAGATGAGGGAGGTTGCGGTAGAACACGGGCTGGTAGCCTGGTGTAATGAACTATCGTTAGACTTCGATTCTGCAGTTGAGCGATGGAAGCAGAGATATCGCCCAACAGAAAGTCCTGGAATGACTTAAACTTATCCCTCTGTATCTGTCCTCTAGATACAATGTGCATAAAGAGGCAGGGATGACTGGAAACCATGTATATAAGGCTTTTATCCCTGAAGGCGTCTCCCTCGTGAGAAACCGTTATTTAACGGAGGCTGCCTGGCCACCCCCCCCCAATTCATATCTATAGTTTAGGTTGACTTAATATGTGTAAAATAAACCTACCCAATGTAATAATATATATGAAAATGAGTGTCTCCCGGCGGCACCAGCTCTATGGAGTGTTCAAGCCGGGGAGTCGGAGGGCCAGGATGGCTCCGCCGACACAGGTATTGGTCAAGTCACAGCCAATGCCGCAGTTTTGCCCCAACAAACGATTCTGTTTGCCGACCAGACTCCTGGGTTCGACTATGATGCCACACAGAATTATGATCCGTCGTTCTTAACTGACACGGCAGATTTGGATCTGAATAAGTGGCTGAGTCGCCCTAGAGTCATCAAGCGATACGAGTGGGATGCGAATGCCATAGGATCCTTTGCTGCGTTTGATCCCTGGGCTGAGTTTTGGGATTTGACAAAAGACAAATGGAGTACCTTTGGTAGGATACGTCACAAGTTGCATATCAAGGTGTTGATCAATGGTAATGGGTTCTATATGGGCCGCATGTTGGTCTCCTACAATCCAAATGGTGATTTGGCAGGTTTTATACCTAGTCGAGCACTTATCGTTTCTGATGCAGTACGTGAATCCCAGAGACCCCACATCTGGGTTGACCCAACAACGTCCACTGGAGGTGAACTCACATTACCTTTCCATCATGTGAACCCCTTCTACAGTACTTCCCAAATACTGGAGATATCGAAACCAATGGGAGATATGGTCTTTCGTGTCATCAGTCCATTGCAACATGCCAACCTGACTGGAATGGATGTTAAGGTCAATTTGACTGTTTACGCATGGGCTTCAGACCTAATGTTAGACACTCCCACTGATCATGATCCATTTGTGGCACAAGCAGGTGACGAATATGGTACAGGTGTTGTTTCGCGACCAGCTAATATTCTATCACGAATGGCCAAGTCGGTAGCCTTCGTTCCTGGAATTTCGAAATATGCTTTGGCAACCAGCACTTTCGCTAGTGCTGTTGGCCGAGTTGCACAGATGTTCGGTTTTTCACGACCACCATTGATATCTGAGCCACTTCGACAGTATCCCATATATTTTGGAGATCTAGCTACTACGGAAGGTTCAGACACCTTGTTTCGCCTATCGATGGATCCTAAACAGGAAGTTACCATTGATCCCTCCACTATAGGTCTACCAGGCATTGATGAAATGGCGTTGGATTATCTCACCCACATTGAGTCTTACTTTTACTCTTTTACTTGGACTTCGGCTCAGCCAGTGGGAGATCGCCTAGTGGACATCCCAGTACAACCCATGGCCATGGACAAATTCTTTGAGGAGCATCATTTGACTGCTATAGCTGCTGCATCCTTACCGTTTGGGATGTGGCGTGGCAGTATCAAGTACCGCTTTCAGATTGTGTCCACAGCCTTTCACAAGGGCCGTATCAGTCTAGTGTGGGATCCAATAGTTGGCTCTTCTTATGATGTAGCACAACAAGTTGTGATTGATATTGGAGAGAGGAGAGATTTCACCGTTGAAGTTGGATATGCTAGTCAAAAGAACTATATGCGTACCATGGCTTTACCACAAGCCTGGGCAAATAGACCTTCACCTTCACCAGCACCTCCCGACATTGAAGTCAACAATGGTAATCTCTCTCTGTATGTTCACACACCACTGACTACACCTACCCAACAGGTTGCGGCAGTTAGTGTGTTGGTGTCAGTGTGTGCTGGCGATGATTTCGAATTAGCTAATCCCTCGGATTCCAATATCCGAGCGTTGACTTATTTCCAACCGCCAGCACCTGCACTATTTGAACCACAGGCAGGAGCTGATGAATATGCTGAGACTCCAGGGAAACCCGGTTCATCTGAACTTGTTCATACGTTCAATAAGACCCGTTCCCCACCGGCAGCAATCATACAACATGGTGACCCAGTAACATCCCTGAGGCAGATGGCCAAACGGTATGTACTCCATGATAACATCATCATCAATAAGGTCGTTCAAAATGACATTTGGCAGCGTACCTTGAGCAATTTCCCTCCCTATAGGGGGGCTGCGCCTCTAGCTGCTGCTGGATATGAGAAATATGGAGTGCCCTACAATTATGCTAACAATGGTATACTTACTGTTTATGCTCCATGTTATCTTGGATACAGAGGATCTATTCGCTGGAAGATTCATGGTATGGGACCGAGACTCGCTCATATTAGTGCCGTTAGATTGCCATTTGCGTCTACTTCAGGACCAGGTACACTAACTAAGATAGAACCACCTAGCGGAACTGACGCAAAAGGAGTGGCTGCACTGTCTGCTATTCAGGTCTCTGGTAATGCTGGCATGGCCAGCACACCTTACCAATTCCCAGTTCTGGCGTTTGATTTGCCATACTACAGCGAAAACCTTTATCAGGAGGTCACCAATGCTCCTGAATCCAATGTCATAAACAATTTTCATCGTTTGTCTGTCATGCAGAGTGATGATGTGAATAGTAATACGTCGAGGAACTTTACAACTCTTCAGCGTCATGTGGCAATAGGAGAAGATTTCAATTTCTTCTTCTTTAAGGGGATGCCTCCAATCTTTCATGATTTGGAGGTTTATCCCCCAGCCTAGGGGGGCCCTAGGCGCCGGTATATCCGGTTGTCCCGATCCGGTGGATCGCGGACCGATGC